GAATTACTTGAAGCGTTGGGGTCCGCCCCACGCGAGACCCCCCAGGAGCCAGCACCATGAGTGAGAAAACTGCCACCAGCGATAGGCTGGCCAGTGCGCTTGTTGAGGCGGGAGCGCCAGCCGATATGGTGATCCGCGCGCGTGGCGGCTATTACGACGATTTCAAGTCGCCACTTGGTGCGCCGATTATGCAACTGGCCAACGATGCGGCGAAGCACGGACTGCGGGACATGGCCCGCCGCGCTCGTTCAGGGGAGTTCGACTCCCAAGACTGGGAGGCTGAGGCGTGGATGCGCAGCGCTGAAGCCCAGGAAGCGGTCAAACATTTAAGGGGCGGAACATGAAGCCGATCGAGTTTCCCGAACAGACGATTGTCTGGGCGGCGAATCAGCCCCCGTACTTGCCGCTGCCCGCGTACACCGACGAGCGCGAGACCATCTCGCTGTGGGCGCTCACATGGCGTGAACGGTTTCGCGTTCTGTTCACGGGACGCATTTGGCTGCGGCAACTGAACTTCGGTCAGGCGCTCCAACCGCAAGCCCCGAGCACCGACTGTCCGTGGGCCCCACGCGGGACCCGGGAGGACCAATGACCAAGGACGAAGCGATTGCCAAGGTGCTGGAAGGTTTCGAGGTGGGCGTGTTCCAGCGCAATGTGGACGGCGACGGCTCGCCTGGCTGGGCCGTGAAGGTACTGCCCTATATCGGGGCTCTCGCACTACTCGCGTCGGGGCTGGCAATGGAAGCTGACGTGGCGGCTCCGCTCCCAGCACCTGAGGCACCACCCAGGACCGGGGAGCACGCATGAGCCCCGACGAGCGAGAAATCGCATGGCACGAATGGCTCGCAGGTCGCCCTGAGCATGTGCGGGTCATCGCCGAACATTTCCCCCCGTGGGAGCCGGTGCGCATCAAGTCCACGGGACAGAAGGGACATATTTACTCATTCGGGGAGCGCAAGGATGGGAGCGTGTGCCTTCAGGTGACGGTGCGCGCCGAGGAGAATCCCGGCAGTCTCCACAGTGAGCTGCTGCCCGAAGGCCACCGTGTGTTCGGGCTCGCGCCAGACGACGTTGAACTCTGGGGGGTCGCCACCGGAGAGGCGCCTGAGAAATGAGTGAATGTGCTGGCCTCAGCGGGGCAGATACCGAATTTCAGCTGATCCTGCGCAAGATCGAAGAAATGCGGCGCCGCGGATTCGTCGGGAGCATGACAGTCAACTGCAGTCCCTCGGGCCGCGTGCAATTCGAATTCAAAGGGACATGGAAACCCGGGGAAGATGACCCTCCCATCTTACCCCGGCAGCGCAAGGAATAAAGCGGCATCATGCGTTAAGCATTACATTCAGAGGGGAGTTAACCACGACCACGGCACTCCGGCACCCGCACCAACGGGCGTCGGAGGTTTTCGTTTTCAGGAGGTTTTGCTGTGCTGCCCAATATCACGCCCTCACATGTCAGGTGATCTCATAATGGCTGCGGGCCCCGGCGCCGAGCTGCCGCCCGACACGGCTCGGACGACGGACCCGCGCGGGGATTCTGGGGCCGTTAGTCGGGGTGATTTTGTGCGCTACATCAACGGCGATGGCGTCGAACGCTTGGCGCAAGTGCATACGAAGGGTCCGGCATCGCTTGATTCGGCGCTCGACCTCGTCGTGGTGACGTGGGATGCGCTCGGCGCGCCCATCGCGCGGATCATCTCGGCGACCGCGAGCGCGCGACAGGCGGGCGGTCCGCCCTACTGGACACCATGAAGCCTCACGACCCTGATGCGCTCGCGGTCGTGCTGGGGACGGCTGCACAGATGGCTCGGCGGTTGCCACCGGGATGGGATGGGGATCGTCTAACGTCTTGGCTCATCGCGCCGAACGGCGTCAAGCTGGGCCGCATGCTCTGGGGACGCGGGCTCGCCCTCGAGTTCGATCTCTCGGCGGCGCGCATCTATCGCCCCGTCCCGCACGTGTGGGACCATTCGCATTTGGGGCGGTTGGCCGAAGGATTCTGGTCACTGCGGCAGGGCCTCGTTCTCCGGCCTCGATCTGACTCGTGGTATCGCACGTTTCCCGGCAAGCTGTTCGATCCTGACCGCGCGGCCGTGGCGGCGGCCGATCACGTGCCGCTGAGTCCGAGCGTCGCCGCGGCGAAGCGGCTGGCGGCGGCGATCACCACCTACGATGGCATCATCAACGCGCGCGCCAACGGCAAGGCGAACGACGCGACGATGTCCAAGCTCACGCTCACGACCGTGGCGCAGGCATTCTCGTCGCTCTGGCGGCAAGGCGGCGATCCGGCCGCGGGGACCTACACGAACATTCCGGGCGGCGCGGTGCACACCCGCGCGACGACGGGCGCGTGGCGCTCGCTCATCAACCCGAGCGGCGCGGATAAGAAGTACCTCCTCACGCTCGGCTTCAACTCGACCTCGGCGATCGACTGGGCGATCTTCGTCGATCTGCTTGTCGCCTGCGGCAACATCAACGCCGCGATCGCGACGAGCCAGACGATCAACTCCGTCGCGCAGACCCGGCAGTACGGCTCGACGCTCGGCGCTGGCGTCCTCGCCACGTTCGAGATCACCACCGCCCTCGGGACGGGGACGGGCACGTTCTCGCTCACGAGCTATACCGACCAGGATGGGAACACGGCGAACGTCTCCGACACGGGCACCTCCGTGGCGTCCGCGATCACGGGCCGTCTCATCCCGACCGGCGGCAATGGTCTCATCCCATGGCTTGGGACGGCCACGGGTGACTTCGGTGTCCGGTCGGTCGAGACGTTTGCCTTCTCCGCCGCCCATACGGCTGGGGTCATTGCCCTGAATCTGGCGTTCCCGCTGGCGTATCTGCCCGGGATCGCGGCGAACATCTACGTCGAGCGCGACAGCACGGTGCAGATCGACGGCCTCACGGAGCTGGACACCGATGGTACGGACATCGGCGCCCTGACGTGGTACTTGCAGACCAATAGCACGACGACGGGAAGCTTCCGGGCGTTCGCGCGGTCCTGTATGGGCTAAGGCGATGCTCTACGCGGGGCAGGTCACGACGACCGCCGGCCTCATGCTGCGGACCTCGAACGCCATCGCGCGGTCCGGCGGCTACCACGTTTTGTGGGACCCCGCGACGACCGTGAGCGTCGTGGACGGCGCCAGTGGCCAGTGGGCGAAGATCACGGAGACGACCCGGACGCGCTGGCGCGGGGCCGCCGCGGCAGGTGCGGGAACGGGCTTCCGCAATCGTCATTGGTCGAGTGCAGCGGCGGACGCGAAGCAGGTGCCGATCGCGTTTAAGGCGAATCCGGCCGCGGCGGCCGCCATTCAGTCCGAGCCCGTGATCGTGCGCCAAGCGGTAGTGCGGAGTGCGGTATGGTAGTGAACCTCTTACGTCAGGAGTCCTGAGATGTCAGTTGGCTACGTCGTAAAAACAGCCACCGCCGCCACGGCCCTCGTGGGCGGGGCCGCCAAGACCATCGCGAACGTGATCGCCGGGACGCGCGGTCCCGTCATCTGCGAGCTCAGCGCGGGCTTCGATGGCGTCACAGCCTCCGCCGTGCCGGTCCTCGTCGAGCTGTGCGGTTGTACGCAGGGCGCTGCGGGAACGCCGGGCACCAGCCCCACGCCGGCGCCGATTCGCCCGCTCGGCGGTGATGCCGCGATCGCGACGGCGGGTGAGAGTTATTCCGCCGAGCCCACGACGGTGACTCCGATCAAGCACTGGCTCGTGACGCCGAACGGCGGGTTGCTCGTGATTCAGTTCCCGCTCGGGCGTGAGCAGGTCGGGACGATTGCCGGGGCGAGCGCAGGCAAGGGCCAGTTGCTGCGCTGCAACGCGCCGGCGAATGTCAACGTCCGCGGCTACCTCGAATTCGAGGAGTGACGCCGTGCGCATCGCCGCACGGTGGGTGACTTGGGACGAGCCAGATCGCCAAGTCGCCGTGGCGCAATGGGAAGAGCGGCAGGTGTGCGTCGTCTTCCCGCTGCATTGGGCGGCCCGTATGGGGCAGGTGCCGATGATTGCGCACGCGAAGGACCGAATCGCGGCGGTGGAGCGCCAGTCCGGTCGCACTCTCGTGCCGGGCTCTGTGCTCTTGGCGTTTAGCCGTCACGTCGAGGTACTGCCCCGCGAACAGGTCGTCGATCCCGACGTGTCGCGCAATCTGCTGACGATGGAGCGGTAGGAATGGCCCGGTTCGGTCGCAGCCAACCCCATGCGCCCATCTTCCTACGGGCGCCGCTCGTTGCCGTGGCAGTCGTTGCGGCGACGGTCTCGCCGATCCATGTTTTTCAAGCCGATGCCTATCGCCCGCCGCCGACCCACGTCTATTACCTGCGGGCACCGCTCAGGGTTGTTCCCGCCGATCAGATTCATGTCATTAGCCTTGCCGTGCTCCGGGTTCAGCATCCGAGCCGCGACGCGGATGTCCTCTTCCTGCGTACACCCGCGGCGCCTGCTGCAGTCGTTACGACGCCAGCGCCGCAGATCCACATCGTCACGGCGCTCGAGCGCGCCCCCACCCATGGGACCGTCGTCGTTGTTCGACCGAGTCGGGCGTCGTTCGTCCCGGATCGGCTGGCCCCGCAGTTCCACATCATTCTGCAACAGCATCGGACGCCCCCGACACACGTGGTGGTGTTGCGGAACGCGCTGGTGCCGGTGGTGGTGGCCGCCAAGCCAGCGCCGCAGATCCATGTCATCAGTCTTGCGACCGAGCGGCTGCCCGTCATCCGACGCGCCGCAATCGTGTACCTCCGGCCGAGCCGCACGTCGCTCGTCCCGACCCGGCTACCCGTGCAGGTGCACGTCGTCAGCCGCGTGGGCGATCGGATCCGGGTCCGGCGTGAGCCGATGGTGGTGGTCCTGCATGGCGGCCAGCTTTTCGTGGCGTTCACCGAGCTCGGACGTCCACCCTACGGCGTTGTGCTCGTTGGTGCGCCAAGCGCGAGTGTATCCGCCGTCCCAGGCGCCGAGCTCGGCCAATCTGGGCTCAACGTGTCAGTGAGCGGAGCCTATGGTGTAGCTGTCTCGGGCGGGAGCGGTGCGGAGCTGGATCGCGTGTTCGGAGGCTTTTTCTTCGACGGGGTGCTCGCCTTTGATGGCCTGCACTTTTTCATCGATCCATGAGCGCGCTTCCCTGGATTACCTATGGACAGCGCGCTGCTGCGCGGAATGATCCGCTTTATCCTGATATCGTCAATGGTCCGTTGCGGACGTTGCTGTCCCAGAGTGGCTACGACCCCGACGCTGATCCTGCTCCGGTCCTGCCAAACTTCGGACCCGCCGTGGTGCTCGCCTATCAGATGGTGGGGGCGACTGCTGGCCAGCAGATTCAGGCGGCCATCACGGCGCTCGCGGCGACGGGTGGCGTCGTCGATTGTCGCGGCTTCGTCGGGCCGATCGTCCTTGACGTTGATGTCTTCGCCGGGTTGGCTGCGTACTCCACGGTCGCCTTTACGCTGCTCTTCGGGCCGCAAGATGTGCGACTGGCCGTAAAACAGTGGCCGCGGTCGCACACGACAATCGTCATGGAGGGAACGCACTTTATGTCGGCGAAAGCCGACGGCTCGGCCTTCACGCCGAGCGTCGACACGATCAACGGCTTCGACATCATCGGGACAAACCAAGATTTGAACGTTACGGTCGCCCTGGTCGACGGCAGCGCCATCATCACGAAGGCGGTACCGAGCGATCCCAAGTGGGGGGCGCTCGAGGCTGGGTCACCGATCGCAGTGCTTGGGCGGCTGCCGTACCTTTGCAAAGACAATACGACGATCAACGTCGGCGGCGGAATCGATGCCGCAACGGCCTCGATCACGGTCGTCTCGACAGCGGGGTTCCCGACGAGCAATGCGAATGCAGCGAACTTTATTCGCATCGAGGATGAGGTAATCCAGTACACCAGTGTCGACGCCACGCACTTTCTCGGCTGCACGCGCGGCTATGGCGGCACGACCGCCACCACCCATGCGGACACAACAGCTGTGGAACGTCCTATCTACGAGCCGTTCGTGGTGTCGGCGATTGCCGGGGACAGCATCACGCTCGACGCCGTGCTTGATCCGCGGGCGACGATGGATCTTGCAGCGACGGCGATGCCCGCGTTCATCGGGGCCTTGGATGTGCGGTTCGAAGGCGTCGGGGTCATCGATGGGAACATGGCGACGCAGAATGGCGCGGACGACAACAAAAACCCGCAAGGAGTGCGAGCTCGCTGGGCGCGGCGGTTGTACATCGGGCCGGGGGTCGAGATCCGCAACTGGGATCATGGCGGCGCGAGCTTGGAAGCCGTACAGGATTGCCGTATCCTCGCAAACGTCCAGGCCGTCGGCAATTTTACCGCCCACGTGGGCACCGGTGTGTGGCTCTTCGGCCAGTGCAAGCGTAACTACGTGCACGTCGAGAACGCCTACTCATGCGAGGCGGTTGTCAATATCGACGATCGATCGGTGGTCGGTCAGATCGTTGATGGCCCGTGCGTAGAGAACACCGTCGTGCTCGAGCATGCGAACTGGTGCCGAAGGGGTGTGTCGATGGATGGCGGGCAGAAGAACCGGATCGTGGTGCGGAACTGCGTCAACGGCCAGCCGAACCTCATCGGCGTGCAGTTCGGGGCCGGTCAGTGGGTTACGCTCGTCGCGGGCGACGGGAACCACGCGGACATCGGCATCGTCGATGCGCCGTCCTTCAGTCAGCAACACTTCGTTGCCACATCGGTCTACGTCGCACCGCGCATCAACTCGGTGACGGTCTGGCAGGGGAGCCCCGTCGTGGTGATCTACGACGGTATTAGTCTCGTGACGCCCGACTTCCTGCTTGGCGCGACGTACTCAACGTCAATCACGCCATCACCGCAGCGGGCCGAAGACCTGCAGATTTCGATCACAGACGGCGTTGCGTTCGCCATCAACAACCCGGCGATCACGCAGCGCGCACGCGGGCGGCGGATGCGTATACGCATTGCGAACATCTCTGGCGGCGCGCATGGGGCCATCACCTTGGGCGGGGACTACCGGCTACAGGGCGGCGGTTCAGTGCTGCCAGCAATCGCCAACGGACAGCACCGTTGGTTCCACTTCATGTGGACTGGGTCGGTGTGGGACGAGACGGGCCGTAGCGCCGCGGATGTGGCGAACTGATGATGGCTTCCAGAGCCTTCGCCCTCGCCGGGACACACAGGGCGGCCGACATTACCGAAGGGGATAGCGCATGTCTTGAGCATGGCCAGTCGCTCTATCTAGGTGCCGTTGCGCGGAGTCGGCAGTGAGTGATTCGCATTTCCAGATCAAACAGGGTGCGCAGAATCCGGCGCTCGAGGCCACGCTGACGAAGGGCGATGGCAGCGCGCAGGACTTGAGCGGTGGCACGGTGACGTTCAGCATGAAGCGCAAGCGCACGGGCGCCGTGAAGGTGAATGCGGCACCGGTGGTGATCGTGAGCGCAGTTGCTGGCATGGTGAAATACCTATGGGCGGGTGTGGACAGCGATACGCCAGGCGTCTACTACGGGCAGTTCACCGTCACGGGGCTCTCGGGCGGGCCGGCGGTGTTCCCAACGTCCGGCTACATCTATGTGACCGTTGTGCCGAAGGCGAGCAGCTGATGGCGTGCGCGCCACTGAAGACCTGTTCGGCGAGTCCGTACTGCCCGAATCCTTCGACGGGCGGGCCTTGTCCCGAGCATCAACGTGCGCGCGAGCGTCAGCGAGGATCGAGCACTGCGCGAGGTCTTGGTGCTCAACAGCGGGAATGGCGTAAGGACATTCTCTCGCGAGATCCCATTTGCCGTGGATGTGGCGCGGTGCCGAGCACCCATGCGGATCATGTGATCCCCCGGAAGCCTAGTGCTGATGACTGGAGCTATGAGAATGGACAAGGACTCTGCGGCGCGCCCGGACCGATCGGCCCCCGCGGTGCGTGTCACTCGTTCAAGACGGCGATGGAGCGGCGCGATCTGTTCTTCGGTATCCGCCTGCGTGAAGAGGGAGCCAAGACAGGCGCGCCGGCACCGCAGGGATGGCGCTACCTGAAAGCGTTCGGAGGAGAGCAATGAGGGACTATGCGGCGATCCCCTGGAATCTCGTGCGCACGGTTGCCCCCGCCGTTCGTGTCGTCGGCATTGATGAGCTGAAGCACTACCTGCGGGTGACATGGGACGAGGAGAATGACAGCATCGAGGACATCGCTCTCGCTGCGGAGGAAGAAGTTGAGAAAGAGCTCTCTCGTGCACTCACGGCGCAAACATGGGTACTACGCCTAGATGCGTTCCCCTGCTGGGAGATCCTGCTGCCCAGACCAGCACCTAAGGATGGACCCTACCTCACCAGTGTGACGCAACTGCAGTATGTGGACGCGGATGGGAATACGATTGTGCTCAGTGGATCGGTCTATGTGGTGGATACCGCATCCGATCCAGCACGCATTCATCTCGCTCCTAACCAAGTGTGGCCAGCGACGAGAACTGTACCGAATGCGGTCATCATCACCTATGTGGCTGGTAAGGTGACAGGTGAGGAAGTCCCGGAGCTTATTCGCATGGCCATCAAGCAGGCAGCAGCCGACATGTACACGCACCGCGAGCCTACGCTCACCGGGACGATCGTGAACAACCTGCCCATTTACGAGCGGCTGATGACGAGCCACCGCTGCCTGCATGAGTTTCGCTATGAGTAGGGGGGGGGCATCAAAACTCTGGCGCCCTGCGCCCAAGACCACCAGAAGCCTTCGCGCGCACGTCCACGGAATTGGCGTTCCTGAGCATATGGGGATTTCGTGAGAGGTCGTAAACGCACACCGACAAAGATCCTCGAGATCCGCGGCGCGTTTCGGCGCAATCCGCAGCGGAAAAAGGATCGCGAGGGCGAGCCGGAGCCGACATTGGGCGTCGGGAAGCCTCCGTCTTACCTCGGTCCCGAAGCGCGCGCGCGCTGGCGCGAGTTGGCGACGCTTGGGCAGATATGGCTCACGCAAGCGGAACGTCCGAAGCTCGAGGAAACGGCCAAGCTGTGGGCGAAATCGCGCCGTAACGAGCTAACGACGGCAGATGGTAAGCGCTACGACAAACTGCTGGGCGATCTCGGGTTCGATCCCGTCGCGCGCACACGCATCAAAACGCCGTCGCAATCGAAGCCTGATGCGAAGCGGAAGCGGTTTTTCGGTACATGACTGCCACGGCGACGCGATCGCGGCGATCCGGGAAGCCGAAACGGCCTGCCGGCGGGTGGTGGGGTGATGGTCCCGCACCATGGGATCGTTGGCCTGGCACCAGCATCCGGATCCAGGCGACATGGTGTGAGGAGCGCAGTCGCTGGGAGTCGCATGGCGGGAAGTACTTCTATGACACGAAGACGGCCGACAAGGCGGTAGACTTTTTCCCCGCCTATTTGACGCACCATATCGGGGAATTCGCGCACAAAGCCTTCGACTTGATGGATTATCAAGCACTGCTGCTCACGCGTCCGATCTTCGGCTGGAAAAGGGCCGGTGACGGCATGCGTCGATTTCGTAAAGTGTTCGCCTTCATTCCGAAGGGAGGCGGCAAGAGCCCATGGGCATCCGGCACGGGTATCTATCTCGCACTCTGCGACAACGAGCCAGGGGCCGAGATCTACGCGGTCGCGGCCGATACCAAACAGGCGCGGATCGTTCACGACAACGCCAAGATCATGGTTGAGGAATCCCGGGAGCTGCTCGAGATGTGCGAGGTGCGGCGCGACTCGATCTACCACCCGGCGAGTCGCTCGGCCTACAGCGTGCTCTCCTCGGATGCGTCGACGAAACACGGATTCCGCCCGCACGGCGTGCTGTTCGACGAGTTCCACGCCCAGCCGAACCGTGATCTGTACGAGGCGCTGAAGAAGTCGCTCGTGAAGCGACGCCAGCCGCTGTTGCTGATGATCACGCATGCCGGCGACGATGACGAAGGCATCTGCTATGAGGAGTACGAGTACGCGAAAGGCGTGCTGAGCGGCAAAATCCCGGACGAATCGTGCCTGCCGGTGATCTTCGAGATGACGCCGGAGGATGACTGGAAGGATCCGAAGGTCTGGGCGCGCGTGAACCCCGGCTACGGTATCACCGTCCAGGTCGACGGCATCGCGGCGGAGTGCGAGGAAGCCAAGGTTGAGCCGCGGAAACTGAACGATTTCCTGCGATTCCACGGGAATCGATGGGTTAATCAGGCCTCGGCATGGATTCCGATCGACTGGTGGGATGCCTGCCGCGGTGATTTCACGGATGCGGAGCTCCTCCAGTTGCCGGTATTCCCCGGCTTTGACATGGCTCAGAAGCACGATCTGGCGTCGCTGGTGTTGACGTTCCCCCGGCGACTTGAGGAGCCGGCGCTCGACGTCGAAGTGGTTGGTGGGGACGCTCTGCCCGAAAAACGGGTCCTGTCGCTCAATTTTGCGATCACGTGCGTGCCATTCTTCTGGATTCCCGAAGATACGATGCGCGAGCACGAAAAGATGGATGGCGTACCCTATGAACAGTGGTTGCGCGCGGGGCTCGTGACGGCGACCCCGGGGCCGATGATCGACGAAAATCGTATCCTGCGCGATATCCGCGGCCCGATTGCCGAGCGCTTCCCCCGGATTCGGGAAGCCACGTTCAAGTATGACCCAGCCTTCGCCACGTCCATCGCGATCAATCTGCTGGCGGCCGGGTTTCGCTGCGTCGAGCTGTTACAGAACTACAAATATCTCTCCGAGCCGAGCATGGTTTTCGAGTCGCTGATCCGCGCGAAGCGCGTGCGCCATGACGGCCAGCGGATTTTGCGCTGGAACATGGAAAACGTATCCGTGAAACGGGACGATGCGGGCCGGATCCGCCCCGTGAAGCCCAAACGCCAGTCGAAGCGCATCGATGGCACCGTGGCGACGATCTTTGGCATCGACGGCGTGATCCGCGAGAGTTGGGGCGACGGCGGGCTCCTGATGGAATTCGCATGAAGCGGCCCTCCTGGCTCCGATTTCCCCGCATTCCGCGTCCCGATGTGGATGTGCGCGACGTGCACGTCTACATCGGGCTCGCGCTCGCAACGTGGGGCGCGGCGCAACTCTCGCGGCCGTGGGCAACGATCGGCCTCGGCGTCGCGCTGGCCCTCCTCGGCGTCTTTCTGCCGCGGATT